ATCTGTTTCGGAAAAGGCTTCTTTAAACTGTTCAGCAGTATTAAATCTTAACTTTTTTGATGTGTATGATGACATAATTTGTTATTTATGCTGATTCTTGATTGATTTCCGATTCTATTGTCGCAGTTGTAGTTGCAATTTCATCTAGCCTTGTTACTTCAGCGTATGCTATCATACCTGCTGGATGCAATAGGTCTCTTAGTACCTGTTTGTATCTACTAAATTCAATTTCGGAAATCACAACATAAGAATAGTCAATATAATAGTCTTTACCCTGCAACTTCATATAAGATGAAGATACGATGCCGTCTTGGTTTGTCCAACGACCCGGAAAGGTTTCTACAGTTGGAACCAGTGTAGATTCAGCAACCGCTGTACCATCTCCATAACCGGTCAAGTCGATTTCAGGCACAGACCTCAGTCCGGAACCAGCGTCAAGTATTGTAATAGTTTCAATGCCGCCAGGACTGTTATTACCTAAAGATGCTAAGAATTCTTCGCCATCGCCCATGATAGAGACAACAGCAATGTTGGCGTTGGAACCACCAGTTGATGAAACAGTTACAGTTGGCAGTTTATCTTGTGTATAATTTTGGCCACCAATCAAATATTTTCCATATAATCTGACAGGTTTAGTTGTCGAATTCGCTGTAAATGCGGAATTCACATTCAACGAAGTGTCGGATTCAATTGATATAATTTTGCGTGTTACGCCATTAATCATCAATAAATCATTCGCAAGAAGTTCAGTTGTGAATGATGTGCCAGTACCAATAACTCTGGTGTTTGTGGTGAATACATTAGATGTGCCTGTTATTTTTGACGGAACAAACTCAATTTTTTCAATAGCACCTGTGCCACTTACTTGTGTGACTTCAGCTTCAGCACCAATGCCATAACTTCCAGACTGGTTGGTAAAAATTAACTCATCACGCAAAGTGTAACCAGAACCACCAGAGTAGATAGCAGTTTTACCTAGTGATCCATAACTACGAATGTATACTGTAGTGTTTGATAATGTTGAACCAATATTCGCTATGGTTAAGTTGGCAGATTCTACATCAAAATTTGGTTGTTGTGAAAATGAAACTTGTGTAGAGTTTATTTGTAAACCAATAATTTCGCCAATATTAGAAAATGAAGTGTTTGAAAATGTGTGACGAATAACAGTATTGATATTACCAGTATATGTTCCAGAAAGTCCATAAGAAGCAGCATTAATATATTTGCTTGTTGGATTAATATCAGAAATAACATCCGAAAAAATTCTAAACGAATTAGCGGAATTAGAAGATGTTGTTAAAACTGAAGTTACATCAATATCTACGAATGGTTTACCAAAACCATCAGCTGAAACTGGAGCATTTAACTTAAAACCGGCACCACTATTCAAAATAACAATCGACTCGATACTGCCTTTGTAAACACTCGAAACAATAGCTTGTGGAGTTCTAGTCGATCTGGGCGCAGTAATAATAACTGGATCGCCAACATTATAATTACCACCAGCATTAGTAACTGTAATTGTATTAAGTTCAGATATACTTCTTAAACGAACATTTACTAATTCCTCACCAACAAAAACTGTAGTTTCTAATAATTCGCCAATATCAAACTCACCAACAGTTGTTTTGTTATCGACAAATAGTTCCAATATTTCTTCATTATTTAAAAAACGATTAAATGATTTTTCAACTACTGTTGTTGCACCTGAAGTAACTCCAGTGAGTTGACGATTATTAAATATATTTCGGTCTATAGAATTATAAAATATTTCTATATTTACATTTGAAGTTACGTTTGTATCAAAAACAATTAAATCATATTCTTTTAATACTTTAAATCCACTTGTAGTTAAAACGCCATTCAAATATACTTGTAAATCTGAAGAATTTAGTTTTGAAATAATATAAAATTCTTTTGTACTACCATCAGCAGTATAAAAAGAAGATATATTTGTGGAAACTTTAACTGATCGGTCTATTTTCCATTTACCATCAGACGCTCTTAAAATACTGTCTTTTGGATAAACAATTGATGGTTCTTGGCCAAAAAGAAAACGAAACAACAGTTTAAAAGAATTTTCAGAACCTTTTGCCTGATATAATGGCAAAATATTTTTAATCAAAAGGTCTTTATTTCCCTGTAAATCAACAGGAACTAATGACGCATATGTATTGAAAAAATATTGTTCAAACTCATCAATCGATTGGTCAATATCAAAAATTGTTTTTAGATTTTTAGCTTCGGTTATTAAATCGTTTTTATTGGAACCTTGTTTGTTTTCTAAAAACTCATAGTATGCTTCCAAAAAGGTAGCAAAAAGTGGATATTCATCACGAACAAACTCAGGCAGCTGGCCTGAAACTAAAATAGATGTTTTTTTATCCATTTTATGCTGGAACTATGTCTGTCGATATAGCTGTAGAATCAGCTTGGTCGATTGTTATAATTGTATTTCTAACCGATGAAATTATACCATCTTCAGATTCAATACTTATACGAACAATTCCATCGGAGGTCAACGAAGATAGAATTCTCAAATTACTAATAATAACTTCTCCAGTATCATAATCAATTGTTCCAGCATTAGAATTGATAACCTGTCTTTCAGCTAGTTCATTAAAGTAAACAGTTCTAAGTGTTCCAAAACGACCGTCAAGAACCGCTATAGCTTCAGCGCCAAAACCATCACCACCAGTAAATGTGATTATAGCCTTCGTGTAATTAATTCCACGATTCGTAATTGTCACCGAGGTTACTTTACCATTCACAATTGTAGCCACACCAGTTGCACCAAAACCATCACCAGTAATTGTGACTGTTGGCGCAGAAACATAACCATAACCTGGATTCGTAATATTAATAGACGATACACCTGTGTAAGATTCTGGCACTTCTTCAATAACAGCAGTTCTTGTTGTGCCTAAAGAATCATTTACTGTGAATTCAGTTGAAACAAGGCGATTTAAAATTGTACCACGATGCAGTTTTGCGTTGTACTTTATTTCATAAGTCTTGCTATTGTTTAAATCCGGTTCAAATCTCTTTTCCAATCTCAAAACAGTTTCGGAACCAACAATAGAATTCAAATCAACACCATCAACTTTATCTTGCAATTTAGATAACACAAATGTTGAATCAAATTTATTCAAATTTAAGTCAGCATATGAAAAAATAGCCGAACGAATTAAATTTTTTATCTGTTCTTCTGTTAAAGAAGTTTTCTTTTTGTCTAACAATACTTTGTTTGCGAGTTTTAGATACAAATATTCCGGATCACGTATTTCAGCACTAATCGCTACGATTGATTTGGGATTTATAATTTCTTCAATAATTCTTGTTTTTTCAGATTCAGTTAAGAAATAATTTGTCTTGGGTTTAATAGAGATAAAAACTTTACCATAAACAGGCGGTGTCTCATCTTGTCCACCCCAAACTGAAACCGAATCTACAGCGCCATATGCTGTTTTAATGTAACTCTCATAATCTTTTGTTGTTACCAATCTATTTTGTGTAGCAAACTGAAGAGTTGAATTCAGTTTAATACTATCGGTAGATTCTCTTTCTGAACCACCAGCCGACTCTTGAACAGAGGTTATATTGTATGTCGTATATGGAGAAACAGAAGATGTTGCAACAAAATTATTTGATTTGTTCGAAGCAGAACCAGAAGTTACAAGATAACTCATGTTGACAATGTTACCATCAGTCAATTTTTTGCCAATGTAGTTGTCGCCAAAATAAATTTCGTATTTGCCATCTTGTGCTTCTTGCAAGAAATAAACTTCAGAATTTGATGTTACATTTAAAACATCAGTGCCTAAACTGTAAGTTGCAGATGAAAGGTTGCTCGAAGAAACTTGAACAGTAATGATAATGGAAGTTGTATCGACATTAGCATCAGGAATCGGAAAAACAGCTTTTGGATTTGTTGCAGAATTATAGGTGTAATCGTAACTTATCAATTCGCCTTCATAAATGCTCAAATTTCTAAAAATAAAATCAGATCCAACTTTATCTACAGTTGTGTCGGTCAAAAGTGTGTAGTTATAAGTTGAATTATCTAAAAGATTGGTTCTAAAATTAAAGCCTCTTGGAAGAGTTAAAGAATCTGCGGTATTCGAACCAGTTGGAATTGTCAAATCAATGATAGCTCGTGGTGCAGTTGTAGATTGCGGCACATAACCCAAACTCTTAGCATGAGACACCACAGAACTGCGAAGAACAGCGGTATCCATGAACGATTCATTGGCAACCATGTTCAAATAGTAAGCATTGTAATGGGTATTATATGCGAGAACATCCAGAAGAACATTTAAACCAGAAGCTTCAAAATCATAGTCGGTAAATTCCGACTGAGACTTCAAATAATTCTTCAGGTTCGTTTTAATCGTATCAAAATCTAGGTCGGTGACCGTTAAACGATTTGTTGCCATTTATCGTGTTCTCTCTAGTAAAAAGCTTACTGTAACCGGATTTGTTTGATTTACTATGTAAAAATACATTTGAACGCTAAAAGCATTATTGTCTACATCTGGAATCACTGAAACGCTAATCAGATTAACTCTCGGTTCGTAATTTTGAATTGTTTGTTGTATTTCTCTTTCGATAGCTGAAGCAGTAACAATATCTACAGTTTCAAACAAAAGTTTTCTCACATTTGATCCGTAGTCCGGATTAAATGGTTTTTCGTAGTGGTTTGTTAAAACCAAGTTTTTAATTGCATTTATCACGGCAACCTGGTCTAAATTTTTGTTGATATCCTTCTTCAAAGGATGAATCGTAAAATTTAGATCCAGGTCTTTAAATTGACGAGCTATATTTGTTCTGATTGTTGCCATCGTCTATTTATGCCAGTTTAAGAGGTGATGACTTTGGTCAATGTTCTTCTATGGTTGGTTCCGTCAAAATTAATTGTGTAAGTGTATGAACCGACATTTGTGATTGTAGTGTTAGCAATCAGAGAATATCCATTTGGTAACACAAATCCTGTGCCTGAAATATTTGGCCCAGAGTAAGTGTAAGCAGTATTTGGTTTGGCGCCGAACACACGAATATCAAACGGCGAGTTTGTTACGATAATATCAGGATTACTGTTCACAATTTCACTGTATAGGTTAGAATCATCAACATTTCCACGATCAATACCAATCACAATTTGCCTTTGTTGACCATCAGATGTGGTAACCAAGAAAGTAGAAACATTTGGAAATTCAATCAATGGTTTCACATTAGCATACCACAGAACAGAATCGTTCACATTCAATGTATTTGGTGTGCTAGCTTGATACAATTGAACATTCATGTGTGTATTACTATTGGTAGAAATTGCGTTTGTTGTTTCGATTACACTAGAAATTGTCAAAGGTTCTTGACTTAAATTTCTGAATGTCCACTTTTCTGAGCCTGTGGCTGAGGGATCGACAATTGGATAAGGTCCATTAAACTCATTAATCTTCAATTTTTGAGTTGGACTTCCCACATTGGCTGTGCCTAGCACAAAGTCGCTAGGCAAAAGGATGCCAGAGGTCGATACATTACTATAACCCTTAACACGTATTTCAATACCAGGATTAATCGTAATCAATCCATAATCAACCGTATTTCCTGTCGTGAGACTTCTAAATTGAACAGAGACATTAAACGATTCTCCATTGGATATGGAATTTGTTGGATCATCAAGTACCGCAATTAAACTTGCACTAGAACCTCCAAGCGCCTGCACATTAAGAGTTGGCACTGAAGTATAAGCACCACGAGAGGTAATGTTAACTGTAGTAATAGCGCCAGTAATTGAATTAACATTGGCACGAATTGTGGCGGCAATATTATCTGTGCCGCCGCCGGTGATTACAACAACGCCATTGGAATAACCAGTGCCAGTGTTAGCAATTGTAACAGACTTAATACCCAATCGTTTTGTAGAATCGTCAACAATCACATCAACTTCTGAATTCAAGAAGTTAGAAACTGATTCTGCATTGGAGTAGTAGTACACATTATCAGAAATATTAGTGACTTGTATAATTCTTGTGCCAGACCAAACACCATTAAGTGTGTTAAAAATAATGGCGCCAGTATTAACATTGAGTGTGCTATCGCCAACTGTAACAGTTAATGTTTCTAAATTATATTTTTCAATATATTCATCCAATGTAAGTATTGGTGAAGTAGATTCACCAGGAGTCACATCATTAGCCGTCGGTGGCGTGCCCTGATCAAACACGGTTTGTATTAGAGTGTCAGTTGGTTCGGCATTCAAAACAATGTTTTCTAAGTCTTCATCACTCGAAATAACTTCACCAGTTTTTTTGTTGTAAACAGTTACGAAACCATTTGGCGAAACAATCACCTGCTCTTCAAATGGCTTAGGATTTTCTGGTGTGTTAGCGCTTTGTAAGAGTTTTTCCGTACCAACAAAATTATTAACCATAAAATTCTGAAACTCACCGCCATTATTCAGACTATCAAAACCTTCAAACTCATCAATTACGGCTTGGCTTTTTGTCCAAAAATTCTCATCGTGTGTTCTTCGTGTTTCAAAAAGAATTTTTAAACCTTTTAGTGTGTCTGTAATTGTTGTTATCTGACTGTTTGATAAATTTGATGTATACGTCGTAACAGGACTTTCACCAAATGTTGTGGTCTCAATAGTGATGCTGTTTGCAATTAAACCAGGATACGGTGCAATAGTTGTGTTATAGGTTGCCAATTCTTGATCGGTAAACAAACTTGTCATTGAACCAATAATTGGTGCAGTATTCATAATGCCATCGGTTTGATAACAAATATAGAGAAGAACACGGCCAAGACTCATTACATCATCAAAATGTGGAAAATCAGCGGTACTGTTTGCAGTTTCAGTTGGGCCTTGTGGCTTTTCAACATTAGATAAACGATTAGTGTGTCTTAAAAATTTTTCACCTTCGTCTAGAGCAAAATTTGCTTGATTGAAAACCTCTTCAAGATTAGTAACA